GAAGCAGTTGTCAATGTTTACAGCAGATGAACCACTAAATGTAGTTTTGTTAACACGCACTAAATCTCCCGAAGAAACAGTTCCCCAACTTGCGTTAGAACCATCGGTTGTTAGGTACTTGCCACTGTTTCCAGTTTGAGTTGGATAAGTAGCCTTAGCATTTAACTGTGTTTGCACAGCAGATGACACTCCGTCTAAATAGCCAAGTTCTGTTGCTGACACAGTAGATGGTGCTACTGGAGCGCTTGCTAGGTCTCTTGCTTTAGTCATTAGTATGCTCCCATAATTGCCATAATAGATTGTTCTTCAAGCGCAACCTTTGTTGCGTAAGGTGTTAGGTCTGGGTTAGGAACTGCTGCCCATTCAAGACCTGTAGATGTAGATGAGTTGGCCTTAAGATAATAACCATTAGTTCCTAGTGCTAACTTTCCAGGAGTATCTGCTGCTGTTGCAACTAAAATATCGCCTTTTGCATCAAATAATGCCTTATCAATTGCTGTTGCAATATCAAATGCTGTGAATGTAATAATTTCTACAATGTCAGACGAAGCAAGTGCTGCAAGTGATGTAATAGATGTACCAGTAGATGCTGTGTAATCAGATGTGCGAGCAAGAAGTACACCGTTAAGGTAAACCTGTTCCTTGCCTGGAATATAGGAAAGCGTCAAGCCATTTGCGTCTGTTCCAGATACTGATGTCTCGCCACCTGATGCTGTAAAGCGGAAACGATAGATTGCAGCAGTAGATGAAATTGAACCCCACTCTGTTCCAGTCCATGCATACATTGCATTGTCTACTGAGTTCCAGTAAAGAGCGCCTTCAATAAGAGCATTGCCATCATTGTCTACAGATGGAGCAGAAGACTTACTTCCAAGGTAACGGTCATCAAACGAGTCAAGTGCAGCCTCTGCTGCAACCTGAGCAGCCTGTGCTGCTGCAGTTGAACCCGCAACTGTATCTACATAAGCCTTTGTAGCAGCGTGCAGATTGCTTGTAGGCGCGCCAGATAGAGTGAGGGCACCAGTCATAGTTGAGCCAGCCTTGAGTACGAATGACTCGTAAACGGTTCCACCTGATTGGATTGCACTTGCAATCTCACCAAGAGTATCTAATGTTCCAGGTGCTGAGTTAACTAGGTCTGCAACCTTAGTATCTACATACAACTTAGTCGCAGCATCAGCATTAGATGCTGGAGTACCAAGGTTTGTAATCTTATATGTAGCCATCGAAACATCAGCAGCAGGTGCTGTCATTTGATTTAACTTAGATGTACGTACCTGTGTGTCAAAGTCAGAGATAGTAGATGCAGCCTGTGTGCCTGTGTGGTTAACGCGAGCGTATGGGTCAGAAACCATCTTCGCTGCAGTAATAGTTCCATTAGCAATATCTGATGCAACAATAGTTCCATCTACTAAGTCAGCAGATGTAATGCTCCCACCAAGACTTAACTTAGTATAGGCAATACCAGCAGTACCAGATACGTCAGTATTTACAATGGTTCCATCCGCAATTTTTGCAGAGGTAATTGCGCTGTCGGCAATATCTGCTGTAGCGATTGTGCCATCTAAAATCTTTGCGCTAGTAATAGCGCCATCTGCAATGTCTCCTGCAACAATAGTGCCATCAGCAATTTTAGCCGAAGTAATTGCTGAGTCTGCTACCTTGCCTGTTGTTATTGCTAGGTCTGCAATGTCAGCAGTGGCAATTCCACCATCTGCCAACTTAGCGGATGTAATGGAACCATCGGCTACCTTTGCTGTTGTAATTGCTGCATCTGCAATATCGCCAGTTGCAATAGTTCCGTCAGCAATCTTTGCTGATGTAATAGCAGAGTCAGCAATCTTTGCTGTAGTTACATTTGCATCTGTAATCTTAGCAGTAGTAACAGCGCTATCAGCCAACTTAGCAGTTGTAATATTGGCATCAGTAATCTTGGCTGTAGTCACAGAGTTTGATTGCAACATTGCTGTTGTAATCATATTGGTATCTGTTGTCTCTAGGACGTTAGCAATTGTTAAACCGTGAGGGTCTGTTACGTTATTGATATGGTCATTGGCCTCTTGATAGTCCTGACCAATAGCCATGTGGCGAACCTCAGCGCCTGCTGAGTGAGCCTGTGGAATAGAACCATCAATGCTGCGCTGAATTGCAATAGTATTACTTGAGACAGGGTTACCGTCTACCTTGTAAATATCTACAATTTCTTCAAGCGCTGTATCTGGGTCAATAACCACAGTAAAGCGCTGACCTGCAATAAGTGTTTTACCACCCATAAGGGCAGCAGCAGATACAACTGTAATAGATGCGCTAGATGAAGTAATCGCAGAAGCAAGTGTTGTCTTCTGTGAACGGGATGAGTATTTTCTGACTGCCATTGACGGTTCCTATCGGCTGTAGCGAGGTCGTAGTGGATATTGCTGTTGCTGTGCCTGAGTTTCCTCAGCCAAACGTGTAGCGTAAAGTTGATATAGAGCACGTGTTGCTGTGTTACCTGAACCATATGTACGCTTAGCGTCAATCTCATCAGCCTGTGGGCTAGTAAGAGCATTACGTGCTGGGTCAAGGAATGAAAGCAGACGGTATGCTGCACCTAGTACTACTACATCACGAACAGATTCAGGCAGCCCCGTCTGTGCTGAGAATGACTCTTCGGATGTTTCGCTAAGTGTTGATGGAGCAGTTGCATATGTAACATTAATCTTGCGACCTGAATGAATAGCACGGTCATTGATTGTTACTGTCTGTGATGTAGTACCCCATGTAGTTGCATCGGGAGATGAATCCCAAGTAAATCTAGCAATAGGAATCCAGCGCTTACTAGCGCCAATCTCCTGCCAAGACATACGTAGGATGTTCTGGATATTTAAACCAGTAAATGCATATGTATCTACAACTGGGTTGTAGTTAAATGATGTGTTCTTAGCAGCAAAGATAGATGAGCCAATGGCTCGGATAGTATCTTGAATTGCACGCTTAACAGAGTGACGTGGAAATGTAGGAGCAATAACCACTCGGTCTCCTGCTGCGTGTTCATCTGCAGTTGTACCCATAAATCCACGACCATACGGTGGAACCGTAGCAGTCTTAGAGATGCGGTCATAGTCATCAATCCAGATTAGTTCATCACCAATCTGAACCATGCCTTTACCTACATTGTCCTCATTGAGTGAGAATGTAGTAGGTGCTGCAAGTGTAGATGTTGTAGTTGTGATAGCAGATGTAAGGTGAGTAGTTCTATCTTGCTGGAGTGTGTAGCCAGCAAGGTTCATAGTTACTTCATCAACTAAATCGCTTAGTGTAACTGTCATTACTTAGCCGCCTTTCTAGCGATAGCAGCAGCCTCTGCGCGAGCACGGTTAATTGCTGAACTAATCTGAGCATCTGTCATGCCTTTTGCTTTAGCCTTCTTAATTACACGCTCACGCTGTGCTTTTAGAATTGCATTACGACGCTCTGCTGTAGGCATGAGCGCTCTATTGCGACCACCTACAATTTGTGCTGGAGAAACATTTGGCTTCTTAGCAGTGCTTTCACGAAGCAACTGTGCATATCTACGAAGTTCTGCATTAGGCATACGGTCGGCAATTGCTTTTGTTTGGTTAATTGAGCCAAGCGGAAGTTTCTCTGCCTTTGATATTAAACGAGATTCAATAGTTGGTTGTGGTGGACGAAGACTTTCTGGTTCGTCACCCTTTGATGCAGGCTTTCTTTGAGCAGCCAACTTAGCCTGACGAGCACGTTCTGCTTTATACTCAGCAAGACGCTTAGCACGACGTGTACGCTCAACATTCTGCAAACGCATGTTTGCTGGCAAATTACGTGGAGCAGCCTTTACTGGACCAGTAGGGTCAAACTTTGGCTTAGCCTCTGGACGTGGCTTTGTACGTGCAGGTGGCTGTGTATTTACTTTTGTCTTACGCTTAGGTTCTGTGAACTTGCCAGACTTGGTCTTAGGTCCTACTTGCTGACGAACAGTTGTCTTGCGTGGAGTATTGTCGGTGTCACGAAGACGTGGTCTGCTATTTGTAGAAGGCTTGCGATAAATACCAAATGGTGCTTTAGCACCTTTGCCTGCTGCTTCATTAGCAATTGCACGAATAACTTTTTCAGATGCCTTGGCAACAGCCTTACCTGCAACACCAAATGGAACTTCGTTCTTCATCATCTTCAACTTGCCAGACTTCATATCGGCCATTAACTGCGCCTTTACGGTCTTGCGGCTTTGCTCTTTTGTCTGCTTAGGGTATTGCCCACGAAGTCTTTTAGCCATTACCACTTCACCTTATCTGCCCAGTATGCGGCGCTTAACTTGCCTTTAGAAATATTTGAAGCATGTCGTGCTTTAAACGACTTGCGACGTGCAGCATAGGCTGCTGACTCTCCTGCTTTCTTAGGAGAGCCACTGACACCCTGCTGACCAAAGCGGATAGTTTTAACCACGTTACCCTCTTTGGCCACAACAACGTGTGACTTCTTTGGATGACCAGGAGTACGCTTAGGCTTATTAAAGCCAGCAACTCCTGCTCGCTTTAGTCTAGGGTCTGTCATTATTTCTTCTTGCCCATCCGCTTTGTTGAAGACTTCTTCATTCCGTATTCCTTAAGACGCATAGTAGGAGACTCTTTCTTCTCATGCATCTTCTTTGCTTTTGCTGATGAATACTTCTCGCCCTTAACTGACATTACATAACCTTCTTTGAACGAAGAGGTCCACCACGATAAGATGAACGACCAGCGTTAGGTGAAACTGTTTTTGGCATTGGCTTTAGAGGACGGCGCTCTCTTCCTGCATTTGCTTCACTTGGAGAAATAGTCTTTGATGCAGGAGTTCCACGACGAGGTGGCTTTACTTCGTTCTTCTTTATGGTTTTAGGCAAAGGAACTCCGCCACGTGTCGTGCGTGTACGTGAAGGAGATGGTGCTGTTCGACGAGCAGAAGAACCCTTGCCAGCAACAATCTGCTTGCCTGATGCGTCGTAACGACGACCCTGCAATACAGCACCAGCAAGTTGTCCTGCTTCCTTCTTTACATTTGATGGACCAATCTTCATTCCCTTAGGAAGTGGTCGGTTGCCATTTAAATACTTATCAACAGCATTGCTTGCGCTCTTTGCTGTCTGCTTTACTTCCTTAACAACATTGCCAAGGTAATTAACTTTCTTAGCCATTAGATTGCTCCTACTTCTGCTAGTGATGCTACTGATTCTTTTGTAATTGATTGTGCTGTTGTGCCAGTAGTGTCTGCGTCAAAGGCTTTGCCCATAACGTCAGATGCTTCTACTGCTGCCTTAATATGTGCCATGCTTGTACCAGCAGGCTGGATACCCTGCGCACGTGCTGCGCGGTAGGCATCAAGTTCTCCATGCCACTTCTTATTTGACATAGCCTTCTGTGAACTAGCATCACCAGTATTCAGTTGTAGTCCTTTGGCTTTACAGCCAAAGCAAGGATTTGTCTCGCATTCTGTGTGGTCAATATTTGCCACACTCTCCTCATGTGGAAACGGCTTAGGTGACTTTTTACCGCAAAGAACGCAGTCATATGCAGTGGCAACAAAGTCATGGGCTTCTGTAAAGCCCCATTCAGTAACTCGGCTAATATGATGGCACTTAGTCAATTGTTTCTACCTCGTAGCCAGCAGCCTCTAGGTCTGCTTTTTCTTCTACACTTACTGTGTGAGTAACTCCACCAAGATAGAAAATATCTGCTGCAAGTGTTTCTTCTTCCGATGGATAGCGAACTTCGTAGTACTCGCCATCTACTTTAAGAACAGAGATACCTACTGGAATCTCAATACGAGAAAATAGTGGATGATATTCTCCGCCTGGATTCTCACGAATCGTAGGTGTTGTGAATCTGTATGTTGCCATTTGTCCTCCTTAATGGACTTACCCCAATGCACCAGGCGAACCTGATGCATCAGAGTCAATCAATTAAGATTAAGCGTTTGGACGGCCTGATGCCGCTGTCTCGATACGAACCAATGCTGGTGTGCGGTAAAGCGCCCAGTTGATGATTCCGTACCAGCCGACTGGATTGAAACGGTTGAAGCGGTCTTCAATCTTTCCAATCTCCATACCTGGTTCCTTCCATACAGCCTCAGCAAGTGCCTGAGCACCTGTGACGTATGTGTTGTAAACACGTGTCTGAGTTGTAGATGAACCAGAACCTGACTGTGTGTTTGTAGCGTTTGCTGTCTCGATGAAACGAACGCCTTCCCATGAGCCGAGTTCTCCACCGAAGAGTGGTGATACTGCCTGGTACTCATGTGGTGTACGCCATACGTTGTTACCTGTCTCTGTACGGAGGTCAGCAGAAACTTCTGGGTGGATGTATGCAACATACATTCCAGCAGCCTTTGTCTGAACGCCAGCAGCGCGCATCTTAGTAACAGCACGACGAACAGCATCAGACTTCATTGTGTCTGCTGCTGTGATTGCTGTCTTAGCAGCAACTGTTCCAACACCTTCGTAAACGCTTGATGTTGTCTGTGTGCCTGATGTTGTTGAGACGCGAACAATGTTCGCACCTGCATCCAACTTAGCAAGAACAGCATTGTCAAGTGTCTTTGTCATGTTGAAGCCAACTGCGTTTGCAACCCATGGGTCGATGTTAGCAATTGACATAAGGTTAATCTTCTTAACAGGAAGGACTGAGCGACCAAGTTCCAACTGAGCAATATCAATGTATGATGTTGCTGGAATTGCTACTGAGTCTGTATCTACAGTCTCTTCAAGAGTTGCTGATGCAACTGAAGTTTCCGCAATATCAGTGTTGAACTGGAAGCGAATAGAAGAACCGTTGTGTGTAAGTGAGCCGACCTTTTTGTCAGCGATTTCACGGAACTTAGGCAATACACGGAGATTGGTTTCAATCAACTTGTCGTATGCTAAAGTTACGAGGTTAGTACCGTAACCACTACCTGTAGTGGTAAAAGCATCTGCCATGTGGCAAACCTTCTTTCTGAATTATTGTATCTTGTTAGCGATACCTTGGATTATGGATAGTAATTCCTCTTCAGAGTGTCCGTCGTAGTTTTGCAACAAATCAACATATTCATCTGAAGCATCGGGAGTCGCGGCGAATTGAGTAGCGCTATCCTGACGAGAGAACTCTCGTACATTAGGCTTAGCCTCTTGCTCTTCCTGCGCTGTATATCCGATTAGGTCTCCGTTATCTCGGAGCCAGTTATTAACTGCCTCTTCGTTAACTTCGTCTAAGTCCTTAAGGACCAAACGGGCAGCCTTGGAGTTGACTCCCTTAGATTCTAGAACTTTAGAGACAGTAGACTCTCGCTCTTGACGTTCGAACTTTTCAAGCCGTTCAGTCAATTCCTTGATACGCTTCTCTTGCTCTTTGGTAACTTTCCTAAGCGGATTCTTCCGATTATCGGTTTCCGTAGATTCATCGAATGTATCTAGTTCGTCTTCTTCGTTCCAGTTATCGTTGCTTCTCATGCAACCTCACCCTTCTATTCGTTGTAGTTCGCAAGCCACAGTGACTACTCGGGGAAGTAGGCTGGCTCTTGCTACCAGTCTTTTACGCCTGACGGGGCTGGTCTATCCGTCTAGGGATTCTTAGAATGAGCCTGTATTACCGCTCTGCTGGCCTGTACGCAGGCGACCAGAAGAGCCACTGAATGAGGCTACTTCTTGTTCTGCTAACTGTTGACGCTTACGCTTAGCACTTGCTGTGCCTTTAAATACTTCTGCTTCTGCAGTTGCCTGGTCATACTTGTTACCGTAGATGTCACCCAACTTAGTAGCAGTTGGCATAATCTCACCGATATTTGCATAGCCTTCTTGAGCCTGTGCCTTAGTTACACCAAACTGTGCAAGGGCTGTAGCCGCAGCAGCAGATGTAGTGAGGTCTTGACCCTTGGCTGCAGCGCCAATCTCGGCTGCTGTTACCTTCTCCTGCAACTTAGGTAAACCTTCCTTTGGATTAAGGAAGTATGAAACTAGGTCTGTATCTTTAATGTCAAAGAATGAAGTAAGTGTAGACTTAATTGATGGGTCTGCATTATTGACTCTAGTTACAACTGTATCAATACGCTCTTTAAACTCAAGAGCAGATACATCTCCTGCAATTAGGTCAGCCATCTTTCCCATAGCAATATCTTTATTTACGCCAAAGTAGTTTGCCTGACCAAAAGCCTGCAGTGTCTGCTTATATGAGTTTTCCAGGTCTAGGTATTCAGCCTCTGATAGCGCATTAAGCCCAGCGTCAACTCGCTTCTTATTGCCACTGAATCGTTTAACATACTCAGCGTTATACTCTGGGTCAGTCTTAAGCATCAATGATGCCTGATTGGGTCCAACGTTATTCTTCATTAATTTTGTGATTGAAGGAATAAGCGAGGCTAAACCATAATTAGTAAAGGTTTCCTTTAAAAGAGCATATGCATCTTTATCAGAATCTGACAACGTTGAAGTATCTGTTGGTGTTTCACCAGATAACGTCTTGCCTGGAGTAGCCGCAACCTTGGCTGCAATCTTTGTTGGGTCAATAATAATCTGACCAGTCTTAGGGTCAATGTTTTGACCAGTAAGTGCTGCAATCTCTGCAGCCATAGCCTTTGCTGCAATAACATCTGGGTCGGCAGATACAGTTGCATTCATTGCATCTGTTCTCTGCTGTGCTGGTGTCTTGAGAGAGTTTTGATAACTAGCAGTACGTGCCTCTTCTTGTGCTGCTATACGCTCCGCTTTACGTTGTGCTGCTGTCGCCATTATGCCATCAATCCGAATGAGCGAAGAATCTGGCTTGCATAGTTAGCAGCCTCTTCTCGTGCATTCTGTGTCTTGGACCAGCGTGGGTCATTACGTAACTTAACTTTATAATCAGTCATGCTCATAACGCCAGCCTTACCGCCATTGCGTACTGCGTCCTGAATATCATTATCAAATAAATCAATTGCATCTTCGTTAAGTTCAAGGGTCTTAGCCTTTTCTGATGCGTACTGCTTTGCAATATCTTTAACCGTTACACCAGCATCAATCTGTGGAGAAAGGTTCGCATAGAAAGACTTAGACATCTCACGAACAGAAGTCTTTAAGTCTGCAATAGAACGCTTATCTAGGTTGCCACCAACCTTAAACCCAGATAGAACCTTATCAAGTGCGTCCTTGGTGCTCATCTGAATACCAAAGTCACGAGCATATTCTTTAAGGTCTACAATCTGCGTAGCAATCAATCCATTGCTAGAAGTAATATCCTCTAGGTTTGTTCCCTTAACAGATGGCTCAATAACATTAGCCATAATACGGAATACGTCTTCTGTGTTAAGCGTCTCACCAGTAGTAGTAGCCAAGCCACCAGATACAGTTGTCTTGCGAATAGCCTTCTTCTGCTCTGCTACTAACTTAGAGTAGTAATCAGCCTTTTCTCCAGAAGTAGCCTTACGGCCAAGCATATCCATTGTAAAGGAATCAAGGTCCTGGAATGCATTTAACTTATCAGAGATTTCACGCTGAGCATCTGGTTGTCCACCAGTACCAGTAGCGCTACGCTTTGATAGCCAACTATCGAATGTATCAAATGCAATCTGGCCTTCAATAGTGTAACGCTGGCTTTGCTCAATACTGTGAGACATCGCAGCCTCAACAATTGCGTTATTAAACGCAGCCTCGTCACGTGCCTGGAAGTCTTCGTCCTTTAAGAAGCCCTTAGCATTAAGCGTAGCACGTAGTTTATTAACACCACCTGCTGCTTGTGCTTGGTCCTTGTAATACTTGACCATTGCAGAAGCGGTTGTGACGCTAAAGTCACGTCCACCAGGCTTGATAACAAAAAATGCAGGGTTTACGTTTCCTTCTGCAGTTCGCTGAACTAATTGCCAGCGACCATAAGCATCCTGCTCAACGCTAATTAAAGGATTCGAACCCTTTGTTGAGCCAAAATACTTTTCTAATGCTAACTTATCTGCTTCTAGTTTCTTTGCATCTGCTTCTAGTTTTGTGCGAGCAGCGTCTGGTCCAGTTTGTGCCATATGTTATTACCTCGCTCCCGCTGAAATAGTATCCTTAGAATATAGATTTAATAATGGTGTAAAGATAAGTCTTGATGCCTCATTGACCTCTGGACTAGAAGTACCAAGTTGGTCAATCTGAGCAATGATTCCATCTTTAATCTCTGACTTCCTTGTTGAGAAATCAAAGCGAACACGGTTGTTGGTATCAAGTGAATACTCTTGCAGTGCCTTAATGTCTTTAACAATTAAACGCATAGCAGTTCTAGTCATCTTGTTAATTGGGGTCTTAGGACTTTCAAGGGCTTCATTAAGTATCTTTAACTTAGACTCTAGTAGGCCTTGAGACTCTAACCCACCCTCAACATCTGCAGCAAGTTCTGGATTAGCAGCACGCATCATTCGCTTCTTATATGTAGCCTCATCCATTGCTGCCTTACGTGCAGTAATATCATTACTTGTCTTTAACTTCTCATCACGCTCTTTATCAATGTTGAAGTAAGTAATTTTATCCTCTTCCAACTGGACTGCAAGAAGATACTTCTCATAGTCTGGTCGAGAGATTAGTCCCTCAGACTGCATCCAGTTATAAATATCAGGATTGTACTCACCAGTGCGTGGTGCAAATATCCAAGCAATCTCTTTATATGTCTTAATGAAATCATCATTCTTAACAGCCCAATCTTTAACTTCATTGGTCTTGTTAATGAATACCTTGTATTCTTTTTCGCTTGTTGGAACTAACCATGCAGACTTTCCTGGGTTCTCACCAATCCATGTCATAACTGCTAGGTCAAATATGTTACCAAGGTCGCTATCTGAGTTACGAAGAATACCGTTATAGACATCCCAGAACTCAGACTTTGGACTACTAATGCCAGCACGCTTTGCAGCATCTGTTAATTGATTAGTAGCCTTAAGTGTTGGCTGTCCTGGAGAGATATTGCCAATAAAGTTACGACCTATCAAGATTGTCTGAACGGCAATCTTTAGGTTACTAAGATAAGTACGCTTTTCTTCTGCAGTTGAATTAGAAGATACACCATATCCATATGCCTGGAATGCTGCAATTGCCATTGTTGTAGCACTTGCCTTCTGACGATTGAGTTCCTCGTATGGAAGTGTTCCAAGAATTGACTGCTGGAACATTGGCATAAGCGCTGTATATAGGTCTAGGTTCTTTCCAATGTCACCAAGAGCCCACTCGTTGATAATGTCCTTGCCTTCTTGCTTCCATGACTTAGGAACAAATGGCAACTCATTCAACAAGGCCTTAACGCCCATCATTGATACAGCACCAACTGGTCCTGATAATGCTGGCTGACCAGCATCAGGGGAGAAGGATGGGTTAATCAAACGCAACTTAACAGTTATATCTGAGAATGTTGGAACCTGGAACATATCATTGCCAGTAAGAATACGCATTACTGGTTCAACAGCATTATTCACTACTGCATCAGTAGGGAAGATTAAGTACTGGTCTCCCTTTTCATCAGTATAAACATCACCATTAGCCTGTAAACCTGTCTGCAATAGACGCATACGTGTCAATGCACGTAGTGGCTTCTGTGTATATAGACGGTATACGCGACGCTGGAAGTCCTCTGTCGCACGATAGAAACGTCCTACGCTACGTACAGATACAGCAAGATTTGAACGCACATTAGGGTTATCAACCATAGAAATAACATCATCTAGTGCGGTCTCATATGCTAGATTTACAAGTCTACCTTCTGCCATATTTGCAGCAGACTTTCTAATCATTGCAAGTCTTGCAGCGTCATCCTTAAGATAAGGATTAGCCTTGATAGCCATATCTACAATATCATTTTCAATGTTTGCCTGGAATGGCGCTAGTTCCTTTAGGTTTTTGTTAATCTTAAACCATACAATCTTTTGTCGCAGAAGACCAGTAACCACTGCATCCATTACATCCATTGTCCAGTTTTGATAGCCGTTGAGCATATCCTCAAACTTACCAAACTCAGCAAAAGACTTCATATCAAACTCGGTATTCGCTACCTTGATAAGACGTGTGTTAATCTCGCCTACTGGCTGGTATGCTTCGGTTACGTCTCTAAACTCATTAAATGTTAATGAGCGAGCAGCAACTGACCAAGCATCTTCTACAGCCTCAGGGTTATCACCAGCATTAGCAATGATTGTGTCACGCTTTGCCTTAATAAGATTAAAGAATCCCTTGTTATTAGCATTGGTTGTACCGTGGAATGTATTCTTAAGGTCAATAAGCATTGTCTCAATGTGAGCCTTTGCCACCTGAATATCAGTATTTCCAGATTCACGAAGCCATACAGTTGTGCTATATGGTGAGATAAACTTCTTTAGTAGTTCTGGGTTTGTGGAAACAAATGTATCTGTTTCAAAGTCATACTTGACTCCAACCTTTTCGAGCATTGCATTGCGAGCCCTGTTGAAGTCTTTAGAAGTCACCAAACCATTGTTATTAAAGAAATAATTGACTGGGTTAATAGTTACACCCTTGTCTACCTTCTGAACATTAACAGTAAAGCGCGTGTTCCAGTTATCCCAATGAGCAATTGCTACTTCAAGATTGTTCATCTTGCTAGTAAGTTTTGCTGTGTAGTTTCCACCCTGCTTTAGACCAAAACCCTTTAGAGTTTCGGACCAAGCGGATTGCCTAAACATAGAATCCATGTAGTCAATATCAATATTGCCAGACAATGTTGCACGAGACCCAAGAGAGTTAGCCATTGAGTCGAGCATCTGTGGATTGTGCTTCATTACAAGACGCAATGAATCCCAAACTTCTGCAGGCATTGTCTTGCCATATAGTTCAATCGCACGATTAGTTACAGCAAGCATGATTTCAGCCTGTTGGACCTCTGCTGGAGATACGCCAGCATCGTCAGCAAGTTTCTGAATCATTGCTGCGCGGGCTTCTGCATCAATCTTCTTTGTAAGGTCAAGGGTGGGGAACATCTTGTACAAGCCACGCTTGTAAAGTCCTACACCGCTCTTAGAACCACTAACCATTGTAGAGACATCACGTAGTGCTGTTCCAACTCCACCAGTCTTATACATTGCTAGGTCTAGCAACTGGCTGTGTGAATCCTGTAAGGACATCATAAAGCCTTCATCAATGCTAGTACGTTGTCCTAGACGTGGGAAAAGTGTTTGTGTTACCCAGAAGTTCTGGAACTTTCGCACAATGCTATTTCGTGTTACTCCACCCATAGCGGTAAGAAAGTTGAATGAACTTTCTAGACGAGCAGGTGCTGCATACTCTAAGGCAAGGTCAAAGTTAATTGGCGCAATACCTTCTGTTAACTGCGATGGCTGAACAGCGCCACGTGTTTGCAGAACTGGAATATCATTCTCGTATTTAAAAATACTACGCTCTAAATCTGTTTCCCAACCCTGTGGAATCTCAGAACGTACAGTATTCAACATACCGTGCTTTTCGTTAAATGTTTTATTCAACAATTCAGCAGCGTGCGCTTCTCCGTTGACGCTACCGTACATACCTATTCCTCGGTAGTAAGCGTCATGGAGATTGCGAACAAATGTAATTTGATATTCAGGTGCAAGTTTTACATACAACTGAGACATCGCTTCTGCAACGTCCTTGCCAACTACAAGAGTAGCAAGATTGCGTACTTCCTTGATAGTCTTGTATGAGTCCTCACCATAAAGAATACGTCCTGGAGCGCGTGATGCTAAACGTCCCATATTATTAAGGAATGTTTTACGGTCCTTTGAAATCTTTGCAACTTCATCAAGTTCGCTGCTGATGAGAGAAGAATCCTTGCCAGTTTTAGTTAAGATTCTAACCGCTTCTTCTGCCGTCTTGTCTAGGGCTGCAAAATCTTCTGCAGTTTTAGGTACATTGTTAAATGTATTATAAAACTCTTTATGTATCTTTGTTGTAAGTTCACGATATGCCTTAGAAACTGGAATACCATGACGCGTTTGGCTAATGCCATCAACGCTCATAGATAAAAGATATCGACCATTCTCATAGTCTTGGAAAAAGTACTCTGCTCTGTCTGCGTTGTATACCTTAGAGTCAGCAAATAACTTTACAACATTCTCATTTGCCCATTCTGGGTATGTTTGCATAATATTACGGTAGGCAGCACCCTTATAGGCAGCAGTTGGAGCCTCTGCATACTCCTTGATAAGTGGACCGATTTCATTATCCCAATGAACTCGAACATCCTGCTCTTTAAATATAGCGCGAGTTGCGCGTTTAATGCCAGTCTCGCCAAACTTATCAGCAATATACTTGTACTGGTCTGCTAATTGCTCACCACGGCTCTTATAGCCAGCAAACTTTAGTGCATCACCTAGTGGAACCTGCATTCCGCCAGCAATTCCCTTGCGCGCTACACGTGCAGCAGGGACTGCACCAGTATAGGTCAATGGGTCTGCTGGATTCATGATGCTATATACAGCATCTATTGGTCCAGATATAAGTTTAGAAGCAGTTTCCTGTCCTTCTTTTGTTGCAACGTCAACGCCGAGCATTTTTGCAATTTTATACCAAGGACTTTTCTTAGCAGCAGCAATTTCTGCTGGAGTCGACATACGAGCCTTAGCAACAAAAGCATTAGCAGAGTTTCTACCAGGAGAAAGTTGAGCATTCTGCTTAATCTCAACTACCAACTTATCAAACTCTTCTTGATTATCCCCCATAAAACGAATAGCAGTAGCCATTTCGTTATCAAAAGAACCATAAAGGTCAATTGACTCTCCAGGAGTACGCTGTTCAGCCATTCCTCTAATAAGAGTTACAAGTGCTTTGCCGTACTTTGCTTCGTATTCCTTAACAGTATCCTGTCGCCACATATTCTTACCGTTGTAAGAATCAGAAATAACTTTAGCACTAAAGTCTGCATCACTATTGGTGACTTTTTGCCACACGCTTGGAGCAGTCTTAAAAACTTTATCCCAAGTATCAATAACTTCAAAGCCATACGTCAATGGCGACGCTAAACGCTTTACAGAATTAGTAACAAAACCAGTAGCGCCAGATAGAATCTTTGCGCCCAGACTTTTTTCTGGTTGAAAAATCTCTTGATTACTATATAGATAGCGAATATTATTCTGAACAGTTGGGTCAAGTTCTAGAAACTCTTTGCGCGCATCATCCTTAGGCATTTTAATTAACTTACGACCAAGGGTTTGTGAGCGAGCATACTGTTCAACTACCTTAGAAGAACCTGGTGGCAGTGCTGATTTACGTAGAGCATCTGCAAGATTAGGACTAATCTTTGCAACTGCTGGATTTAGTTCTACTTCTGCCATTAGTATCCGCTATCTTCAAGCGCTCGATAGATAAGTTCTGTGTCACCACTTGGGTCATTTGCTGCAACTGTTCGGAGAATCTCTAAAAGAGTTGGCTTTGTATTAGGAAGTCGCATTGCTTCCGAACCAACACCATCACCAAGATTAATACCAGATGTAACTGGCTCATTAGGACGCATAGTTGGAGCGTCTAGCGGTGTAGGTAATGCCATAGGTGCAGGCTCTGCCTTACCAGCCATAGGAGCAGCAGTCTGCTGACTCATTGTATTTTCGCCATAAGGCATGCCTGGCATGTACTTAGCGCCTTGAGTTGGTCCACCATCTGTGCGCTGTGAAAGTGCTCCTGGTCCCGATACTGGTGCAGGATTTGCTGGCTTGCGGTATCCGCCTTGTTGTGCCATTAGTCGTCATCCTCATCATCATACGGAATAGGGTCAATTTTATTTGGTAGTTCTGGGATAATCCAGTCAGGATATGAATCCTTATCTGTAATCATTGCGATACAAATATCAACTGGGAAACCTGCAACGCGTAGCGCTTTGTAATACTCATTGAGACCAATGCAGTATTTTTCTAGCGGTGTATAATCATCTGAAAGAACAGTACGTACTTTTGTTTGACGTACTGGCTTCTTACGTGCTGCCATTATTCCCCCTAGATTACTCGCTGTTGCTGTGTCTGAACTGAGCCTGATGCCTCTCCACTTGTATTCAAGCGGCTAAGTAGCATCTGCAAATCTGGTCGTCCTGCTTGTACTGGAGCGCCTCCTGCTGGAGCGCCAGGAGCAGAGGGGACGGGTTGCTCAACTGTAGTCCCAGCAGGAGGATTCTCTGGTGTAAACACTTCCTCAATAACATCCTCAATAGAGCGACCAGCCTTACGTCCCTTGATTGCCATAGCAATCTTTTGAATAACTGGTAGAGGGTCTTGACCCTGTGATGCCATCTGTGGAATTGTTTGCGTATATGCCTGCAGTGAACCAATGAGAGCCTTGCGAAGTTTCTCAACTTCTATCTTCTCTTGTTCCTGTGTGACGTTGATTCCAAATGGCATTTCTCGCTGTGCCAAGTCTACGGAAATCAAATCGCCGCCCAACGCCTGCAGCATAAAGATAAGGCCCTGTGCAGGATTCAATCCTGCCAGCATGCCGTAACGAACATCGGCTGAATAGTCGCCCTTAATGTCCTTTGATGGTGTGTACTCAAGTGCATAAGGTGCACCAGCATCTACACCACGAATTGTCTTCTTAACATCAAATACTGTTTCGTCAACTTCAAAGCAAATAGAAATAACATTCTTAAGTGCTGATGCAAAGATTGCTTGTGCTGACTTAATCTGGGTATCAAATCCACCCATAAGGGCTTGAACGCCCTGTCCCGTAATGATTGATGCATCTACGTTGCCAGTTCGTGATTCTGGATAACGTGTTCCTGTGCGAAGTTCTGACTGTAAAACCTGCTGCTCGCTGAAAGCGCCAGAAGGAATAGGAAGTTCTACACGGCGCACTCCCGCAGGGTTGTTTGTTCGGATAACTCCATCGCCACCAAACTCAAACTCCTGCACATCCGAAGGCAAGACGATAGGTGACTGTACTGACTTCTCTGCTGCTTCCATCGCAAGTAATGCGAATCGGTTACGAAGCAACTGAATACCAAGTACGTCATCAAACTGTCCACGCATTTCGCCATCAATAGATGGCTTACGTGCGATATGGACTAGCATCTTCTTGACTGGATTCTCAGCCACTGATACAGGATAGTTGCCACGGTCTGGAATATAAATTACAGACTGTTCTTTATCATAATATCGAATGACTGTAAGATTCGCATTCATGTCTTGGTCATAACCATCTTTACCAAGAATGCCATCCTCATGCTCGGGGAACTGAGCAACGAGTTCTGCAACTGTCATGCGATACTTTTTAGCAAAGGCTACACAGCGCCCATAGCGGTCATACTCAGGGTAAGCACCTACTGGGTTTTCTATGCGAATGCGTGGTAGTCCTGCTTCTTCGTCGAACTCAATAATGAATGGGACGAAACCAAATGTGATATACCAGTCCGCGCCTGTATACATCTGTACTTGCAAATCAGAATTGATAAAGTAGTTCGCAGCAATCTGTGTGCGACGGTCTGCGAACTTACGTGACTTGTCTTCTACTTTATTGATAGCAGAGCAATTAATGGCAGGAAGCGGAGCCATAACTTCTGATAGGTCACGTGCAACAATGTCGATAAAGTTAGCGACAACGTTTGCATCTACTCCATCTGGGAAAAAGTCAGGATAAACACTAGCAATATCGCCACGACGGACGGCAAGAACATCTT